AATCTCATTCTTTAGAACAAAACTATGGCTCTGTATTTTTTCCATATTAATTAACTATTATTCAATATCATTAATTCTTGTGAATGCTTGTGGTTTATACACAGCAAGAGCATACCTTAAGGAAGCCTTTACTGTAAGTATATCTTTACCAAAGTCTCCATCTTTAGCTGAGTCTGAAATCTGTAATTCCATTCCTCTTCTAAATACATGGTTAACTGCTAAAGAGCCACCAAATTTACCAACAACTACATCAATAGTTGTAGATACAGCACCACCAATTTGTGATGATTTAACAACAGGTAAACCCCAAATAGTTGGAGATCCTGCCAAAGCAGAAGCACCTAACATGAAGTTATTGTTTCCATCAACCTGACTTACTAAAGCATTGTAAGCAGCAGGACTCATCAAAACAGCATCTGGAGCTAATTCTCCATTGATTTCTACATCTTTGATACCATCAAGAATTGTTCTTAACTTGCCACCTGCAGTGTCAGGGAATGCCCCTGCTGTGTAAGTGATTGTGTTGATTCCTGTTTGTTGAGTAAGTCCTTTAACATCTGGAGCTACTCCACCACCAATTAGGAATTGTTTTTCTAATCTTTGCATTACATGATTTGCAAGTCTGCCATCAAAATATGCTCTTGCACCTGCTTGATCTTCAAGCAACTCTGCTGTGATAGGCAAAGTTGTGATGAATTTTCTTACAGGAGCTGTAACAGCTGAGTAGCTGAAAGCATCTTCTGGAGCAGCACCAGCTTCTGCAGTTTCTGCTGCATTGTTGGTTGCTGATTCTTGCAAGAAGTAATATGTTGTTTGATCTGTATTGATAGAATCTACCAAGTCCAAAGCAGGATTAGGATTAGGCTCTATAGCAGGAATAACTTGCTGATAGACTGTATCTCTAGTCCAAACTGAGGTTGTTACATCAGTTTTTGCTTCAAAAGGAACATTCTTAATACCATGATCAACAAAAGATTTATAAGCATCTGAATCTATAAATTGTGCCCCAAGAGATTTTGCTTCTTCTACTTCTGGCTCTCCATAAACAGGCATTCCAGAAACTTTTTTAGAAGCTTCCATCATATCAGAGTTTTGGGATTTCATTCCCTCTAGATCTTGTAATTCAGTAATTGAATCTCCAAGTTCTGCTAACTCTTGATTTCTTCTCTTGATTTCCTCTTTTTGATCTGAGGAAAGTTCAGACATATCTTTTACAGAGTCAAATATTTTAGCTAAATCTTCTGACTTCTGAGCTTTTTCAACTCTAAGTTCTTTTAATGTTGCCATTATATCTTTCTCCTTATTAATTATTTTCCATTAAGTTCTGTTGAACTTCTAGAAATAACTCATTATCTTTAACAGGATCATAACCATAATCAGCAAGAGCATCATCCAACCTATTATAGATTGAACTAACACCTTGTAGATATTTAGCTATAAGCTCTGTAGATTTTGAGCTAAGTGTCTTTTTTTCAGAGTTTCTTAGAGAAGCTAGATCCTCTATTCTCTCTGTGAATGCCTTTAACTCCTCAAGAGAAGCTACAGCATGTTCTCCAAGCCTCATACCCTGTTGGGATGAACTGATACTTGCATCAGTAGCACTTGAAATCTTTAAATCTTTTTCTTTGGCACACTTGCCATCTTTTTCATAAGTACATTTTCCATACTTAGACTCTTCCTCTTTTACTTCCTCAAACTCTGTATCTACATCATCATAAGTTTGTAAACCTGATTTAAGAGCTTGTACAAAGCTGTTTTGTTGTGCTCCTACAAGTACAGGAGAAACTTCCCAGACTTTAACATCTTCTAGCACTCTTACAGGAACTTCCTCTCCTTTAGAGTCAATGTGTGTTCCTTTAGATGATTTAAGCACTTGAAAGCCATAACTGAACTGTTGCATATCTTGCATAGCCTTTACAGTTTCATAAGCCTCTTTACCTGCTTCTGTGTTTAAGAAATAACCTTTAAATACAGCTTTTTGATTATCTGTTTCAATGATGCCTCTACCAATGACTTTACTCCAATCATGATTCCACACTAAAGGAACTTTATTCCCTGTGTAGCCTGATCTTAATGAGTTAGCTTTGGTTACATCATTATCACTATCTATAGTGTCAAATAATGAAAAAACTGCCTCTATGTATCTTGTATCTCCATCTTCTTTTAGCTCAATAGGAGCATTCTTAAAAGAAAGGTCATCTGGTCTTTTTATTTCACTCATCTATTACCTCAATATATGCTTCTGTACACCTGCAATTCACAGTCAAAGCTGCAGGAGCTTTAGGATCTGCAGGAAAATCTAACTTCACTCCATTATACAGATAAAAGCTATCAGCAGGAACTCTTTGATTATCTAATATGAAATGAGCCTCTCTAACAACACCATCTCTCTGTGATACCCACTCTTTTTCTAACCTTTTTCCTGTGGACTTAGCAGCTCTTTGCTGACTCCAAGAACTAGCCTTAACAACCTCTGTTCTTGCAATAGTCTTAGCTCTGTTTAGTGATTGCCCACCTAGAACTGTATTAATGTTTTTAGCTAATTGATTAAAGAATTTATCTCCCTCTGGTGTACCTGCAACAGGATTAACTATTCCTAGATCTTCAAATTCTTTTAGTGCTTTAGCAACTATGGTAGATACTCTTTTCTTTGTTGTATCATTTAGGTCTTTCATTACAGACTTTGCATTCTCTTGTAAGAAACTAGCTGATTGCCCATCTTGAAATACTGAGCCAACAGCAGGTGGAACTTCTCTTTGTCCTCTATAAAAACCATCATTAACAATCTTTTTAAGTGTTCTACCTGCAGGAAGTAACTCAGCTAAGGTATCAAATACTGTTCTTATAGCTTGTTCCTCTGTAACAGTTACACCTAAATCAACTGGATCTGCTGCTTTGAAAGCATCATTCTTAGGAAAGAGATTATCATAAGTTCTAACTGAGAAATCATCTGTTAATGAATAAAACAATGGTAATAACTCTTTATCAAACTTAGTATCTTCAATAACTATATCTATATTTGTTTGCATAGTATCTAATGTTGAACTACCTGCAATAGCTTTAGAGATTGCTCTTCTTTGTCTGTTAAGTTCTTTAGCATATACAGTTTGGAAAGTATCTTCCCATTTTTGTCTTAAGCTATCTATAGACTTCCAGTAAGCAGCTTTCTCTTCATCTGTTTGCATAGCTTTTACAGTAGGTAAACCAATAAACTTAGTTGTTGGCTCTTCCCAACCATATAGATCAAACTTCTCTGATTTTTCTTCTTTAACCTTTTCAGCTTCTTTAGTTGCCCAGTTATAAGCCCTCATCTTGTTGCTCTTAGAGATATCTCCACCCCATAACAACCAAGCTACTTGCCCTTTAGTTGGATTCTCTCTATCTCCTGAAAGATAAGCATTGGCATCCTCAGAATCTAAATCTCCCTCATGCCTACTAAACCAAGCTGCCATTCTGACTACTTTACTATCTGAGATAGTGCCATTAGCCATAGCCCTAGCCTCTCTCTTGGTTTTATCAGTTAAGCCATCTCCTGCAAATTCAAGTAAATCTAATCCTCTTTGAGCATTTTTCTGTATGTAACTAGGAACATTATCTACCTTAGTTTCTATAGATTTCTCTTCATCCTCTTCATCTTTTTCTAGCCAAGAGGTATGCACTCTTTCTCCATCTGAGGTTATAATATGAGCATCTTTACCCTTTTCCTCAACTGTTTCATCAGCTGCATATTCTAAAGGTGCATGATACATTGTTACTTCTGATCCATCTACAGGTACTTCTGCAACAGTCATATTTCTAACAAAGTAATCTCCATTGTCTAAAGCAGGTAGCTGATTAGCTTGTCTTGCTTCATTAACAGTTATAAACCCTGCATTGTAACCCTGTACTATTCTTGCCATTGTTGCATCTTCATCCTGACTTAAAGCCCTGACATTGGATAAATCATACTTAAAGCAGTAAGCAGGATTACTTTCATAATCTTCTAATAAAAGTTGTTTAGTGAACTCATTAGCAAAGTGATTCCACATTGGGATTAACTTCTGCTCAGTAAAAAACTCTCTTAATTCTTTAGCATTAGAGTATGTTGCTCTCTCTAGTCCTGCTCCTAGTCCTGCTAAGATTGCAGGAACACCTAACACAGCAGATATTCTTTCTTCATTAATATATCTAAGTTTCCCTAATTCTAAATCTTTAGGAGTAAAAGAAAGTGTTTGTATATCTACTTCTCCACCAGATATAACTAATGGTCTGCCTCTGTTCTCTCCACCAAATCTTCTACCAAATACCTCAGCTATATTCTCTGCCTCATCACTTGTCATTGATAAATCATTCTTTGGACTTATAACAACACTAGGCACACCTGTATTCTTAACTAATGCTGCACCCATCTGAGAAGCAGCAGCATCTCCTAAAATCTCAACCATAACTGATCTAAGTGGAGCTAATCCTCTTCTGTGGTTTCTAGGATCTATTCTCTCTCTAAGATGTATCATATCCTCTGGCATTATGTCTAAGGTGTTGCCTTTTTGTTTATATTGATACTTAGTAATTAACTTTTCATCATTACCTTTAACCTCAACCATTTCTGGTAGTAAAGGGATAAGCTGTACAACTGCACCTGCATCATTCCTAAGTTTTAAGATAAAAGCATCTCCATACACAGCTACAGAAGTAACAATATAGTTATTCATTAAGTTAGCAGTCATATTTGGATTAGGATTTTCTAATAGTACTGCAGCAGGATGATTTTCTACATACTCTAATCCCTCTTGTGTCTTTAAATAAACTTTAAGAGGTGGCTCACTAAATGCTGTACCAAGAACATTTAAACAGGCTAATGCTGCTGAATTGCCCTCTGGACTCATCTGATTTGTGCCACTAAAGAAACCTGCATCAGAGTTAAAAGGAAAGACTACCTGTGATGTTGGAAAGTTGTTAAATGTTTTCTTTTCTGTATTAGCTTCCTGTTGACTAAAAAAGCCTCTAATATTGTCTGCTATTCCCAATTAAGTTACACTCCAAGTTGTTTTTCTAACTATACCAAATCTAGCTGCATAAGCTAGAGCATCCACCTGATCATCATGAGATCCACTTGATGGAAAGCTAGTTAATTCTCTTTCAAATTCTACTAACCATTTAGCATTTTTCAAAAAGTAGATAGTCCCATTTTCACAACCTGCTGCTGCAGGAACTGCTCTTGCAGTCTTAGACTTATCTGCTTTTAGGTTTCTAATAGGTAAACCCTGCCTCCTAGCCATCTGAATAATACCCAAACCAAAACTAGAATCCTCTACACCTAGCCAAGCCATGTTCCATTTACTAATCATTGATTCTATTTTAGGTAGTAGCTCTGGAGCTTCTAGTCTATCTCTGAATATATCCAATACTAAGAGCTTACCACTAGGAGTTGATCCTACTGCCATTATTACAGAATAATCTGCTGTTTCCTTAATACTTAAAGCTGTGTCCATTGTGCCAAATATAGATAACTCACTATGCTTAACTACTTCATCCTCAAACACATACTCTGGATCTTCCCCTGCAATAACATCATAATAAGCAAACCATTCTCTTTTAAACATGTGTCCTACCTCTGTAAACTCTGCTAGAAACTCTTGTGCATAAACTAAAGAGCCTAGTTCCTCTCTAGCTTGAAATAACTCTTCTGGCTTAATATTAGGATTAGATTCAGTTGGATAATGATGTATAGTCCATTCATCTCTTCTTTTAGCATTATCAAACAATTCATAAAACCAGTTCATTCCATTAGGTGTAGATATAAACAATGCAGAGCCTAAACTATCAGATAATATTGGTCTAACTGTTTCCCAAGTTTCTTTAGATTGATAAGCTGCCTCATCAAATACTACTAAACTTAAACCACCTGCACCCCTTAACCTCTCTGGCTTATCAGCTGATTTAATCTGTATAGATCCACCATTGGCTATTTCTATTCTTTTCTCTACCTCTTTAATAACATACATTTCCTCTGGTAGTTGCCTAATTAAAGATTTCATAGTTCTAAAAGAGTCCATAGCCTGTGGATATACAGGAAATACAATCCAAACCTTTTCTCCTTTAAATGCTCTTTCAAAAGCTGCAACAATACTAAGGCTTGTTTTACCCCACCTCCTACCTGCAACACAAATATTAAACCTGTTTTTAGTAAGAGATTTAAGAACTTCTTTTTGCCCTATGTGTAATTGTGGTGGTTTAGCTTGTATAACCTGTGCCATTACTCAGTTTTATTTTCCCAATCCCAAGCCATCTGTATAGTAGGAGGCATAACTATATTAAGATTCTGGCTTGAAACACCTCTAGCCTCTCTCTCTAGTTCTGATGCTGTTATAAAGAATCTAACTAAATCTCCTGCATCTAACTCAGATAAATCCATTCCCTGTAGTTTTTGTGCAGCTTTAGCCTGTAAATTTCTAGCAACCCTGATTTGTCTTTCATTCATTTCCTCAATATCTTTAATTTGCATTTCCCTTTTTATTAAATCCATATAGTCAATAAAAGCTAAGATTCTTTCTTGCCAAAAGTATTTCCTTGCCCATTTTTCTATTTGTGTCTTACTTTTACCTAATTCTTGTCCAACCCCTCTATATGATCTATTTTCCATATCTCTATACACAACAAAAGCCTCAAAAGCCTTAGCACTCTCTCCTGTTTGTCTTTCCCAGAGTTCTGGTATATCTAGGCTATTTATATCAACCATTAATTAATTCTGCTTTCTTCTTTGCCAAGTTTTCCCATCTTTCTATTATGACATCACAATAAACAGGATCTAATTCCATCATAAAGCATTGTTTGTTTGTTTGTTCTGCTGCTATAAGAGTTGATCCACTTCCTCCAAAACAATCAAGAATAGTATTTGCAGATTTGTTATATTCATTAATAGCAAAAATAACTAATGCAATAGGTTTTTGAGTAGGATGAACTCTTTTTTGCCCATGTTCACTATCTTTAATTATACCTTTCCAAATATGTCTAAATATTCTAACACTATTGTAATTTGACTTAATCCAAGCTAGTTCACAATCAGATTGCATATCTCTCTGTTTTTCCTCAACTCTTTTATCCCAAACTAACCAATTATTAGATTCAGGTAAAGAATGGCAGTAATAATTAGCCCCAAACCATACTTGAGTTTTTATATCTAATTTTTGTAATATATTAAAGTTATCTATAGCATATTGATTTGAATCATCAATAAAATCTTTAAACTTGTTTCCTTTAGTTATGCCTTGCCTATTTGATCTATCTCCCTTTTCATTTATTCCATAAGGTGGATCTGTAAAAACCATATCTATTTGATTATCTTGTATTAATTTTTTAACATCATTTTCATTAGTAGCATCTCCACATAATAAATAATGATTACCTAGTTTATACATATCTCCTAGCTTAGTTTTAAGCTCTATTGGAACTTCTATCTCTTGTTCATCTTCTGGCTCATTATCAAAGCCAATTAAATCAAATAAATCATCTTCAGTAAATCCTGTTGAATCCATAAGCTCTGGAACACTAGAAACTTCACTTAATAAATCAGCTAATAAATCATCATCATAAGAGCCTAGTTCTGCAGTTCTGTTATCAGCTAAAGCAAAAGCCTTAGCAGTTAATTCATCATCATCTGTTATAACTACAGCTATTTCATCCCAACCTAATTGTCTAGCAGCTGCAAGTTGATGATTCCCTGCAATAACTACATGATCAGTTGTTGCCACAATAGGCTTTCTCTGCCCAAATTGTTTGTAAGATTTAGCTACTGCCTCAATATCTCCTTGTCTAGGATTACCCTCTAAAAAACTTAATTTATCAATATTGATGGCTAAAGACTGCAAGGAATGGTGGATGTTATTCATAAAATGTAGTTTAACAGTAGTTTAGGATTTATTTAAACATTTTGGACATAAAACAGAGTCTGGATCATCCCAGAATGGCTGTAAGCATTCATCACAATCCCTAGTTTCTATATATTCAGCCATTTATTAATATTGTGCAATTACACATTATCTATTGCTTTCAAGCCAAGAAATTCTATCATCAAGTGTATCTAATTCCCACATTCTTTGTTCTAAACCCTGTATCTGTGTTTCAAGTCTGATAGATTTGCTGTTTAAATCAGTCCATTCCCATTTTTCAGGAATGTATTTCTGATCTAGATCCCAACCACTATCCATAACATCTTGTCTTATACTACTTATTTCTGATTGTAGATAAGCAATTTGCTCATTAGCTCTTCCTAAATTAGCAGCTGCCATTTCTAAATCATTAATCTTTTCATAAAGAACAGCAATATCATTAGAAACCATTGTGCTTTCTTGTAAAGCAGTAAACTCATACTCAATACTATTCATCCTATCATCAATGCCTGTTAGAGTAGTTAAAACAGCATTAAGGGATTGAATACCTGCACCAACAGAACTCATAAGAGCTATGCCTGTTACTACTAAACCTAGATTATCTTTTACTTTTTTTAACACTCAACCACATCACTACTAAAAACTCTATCATTAGCCACCAAGTTTAATTAAAACATCTGTTAGAGCAGAATTTAGCTCTCTTTCTCTCATGGCTAAACCTATAATACTTTCCTCTAATTTTTCTATTTG